TCTTTTACTATACGTGTTATATATTTTTTTCCACCTGTACCATAAGGTTTATTTTTGTCGAGTAGACGATCGTGTCTCCTTCACAAAATTGTAGTTCACCCGTCGCCCAGTTGAATATGATCGACTCTATGCAGTCTCCGTTGCTAAACGGTCCTATAGTGACACCAGTTTTGACTGTGACATCGTGGAGATAAATCAAGTCGGTGTCAATGTCGTAGACATCGTAATCAGCAAACAGAGTATCCATTGTACTTTTCCATTTATAACAAGTAATTTCTCTAATTTCATCGGTCGTGATTTTGTTTTTACACCAACAGTAATAAAATTATAATAAACGCACCTATTATTAAACCAATAATTAGTTCTTCCGTATCGTCTGACATTATTTATTTCGTTTCATAATAAATACACCTCATTACTTTATCTACAGAATGTATGTATTCTTTGGAATCAAGGGGGCTTTGTTAGTATTGGTTCCGCTCGCTGAGTGTCCTTGTATAAAATAAAGCGACGAAGACATCTTGGTTTTTTTTAATATAATAATATATTTTTGCCAAGCTTAACGGGAGGAGCAAGCTGATCCGTATTTACAGTACCACCTGTTAACACCTGTAAATTCACACACTATATGGAATCCAAATCCTAAAATAAATAGGGATGTGAAATTAAATTTTTGTATGAATAAAATGCCAACTACTGCTAAAATAACACCGACTACAAATGCTTCCGTTACAACTTGTCGATACATTATTTTTTTTTATATATTGTAATTAATTAGAGATATATAAAAAAATGCCAACGCCGGTTGATACAAAACTGTATGAAATAATTAAAAAGAGAATTTACAAACAAAATCCGGTTCATTCTGCTTACCGGAGCGGAAAACTCGTTTCCGAATACAAAAGATCCTTTAGTAAAAAATACGGATCACGTGTATCACCTTATCACGGAAAAAAACCGAAAAAAAGTGGACTGACCCGATGGTTTTTAGAAAACTGGACATCTGATACAGGTGATAACAGATACACATCATCCGATTCAGTCTATAGACCACAATTCCGTGTCACAAAAGACACGCCTTTAACGTTTTCCGAACTAACACCGTCTCGTCTCAAAAAAGCAAAAAAAGAAAAGAAAAGAACCGGGCGTGTTAAGAAATTTTAACATTAAATTTCTGTTCAATTAATTTTTTAGAATTATCTAGACTTGGTTTACTCCACAGTAACCATCTCGACCAAAATCCGGCAGTTTTAATACCTTTTTTTGACCAGTTCTCTCTTTTTTTGTGTCGAGCTAAATATCTATGCATTCTTTCCTGATTTTTGTGTATCGTATAATCCGAATAACCCGATGCACCAAAATCAACTGTCTTGTTATCCTCGAACGTAACCCTAAATTTCTTATTCTTACGAGGACTTTTTTTCAATTTAATGAACATTTATTAATTAATGTAAATAAGGGTTTATTTTTTTATTCGGCTCGGACATCTGTTTGATGTGCATCGCGTGGTATCCAAACTCGTACCCCGGGAAGGCGTCCTTGATCTGTTCGGACAGTCTGGTCGCCTCGATAACGCGGTTCGGGGCGGTCAGTCCGGCTCCACCGCCGAGTACCGATTGATACTCGTATCCCAGAAACTGATCCTCCATCTGGGCGAATGTCCTCAAAGTGTCCGGTGACATTCCACCATCCTTGAGTTCGTTGAATTTATTTTTTGAATCACCGCCACTGATGGCGAAGTACTTGGTAGTGAAGTCACCACCGACGGTCACCTGTGGAGTCGGTGTAACAATCTCTCTGGTCAAGTAGTACACCAATCCAAAAAGCGCAATGACAACAATCGGTTTCATTTTTTATTTGTTAATTGAAGCAAATAAAAAATCTCTCACGTAAATACCGGTGGATTAATATTTTATTTTTTTTACATCAAATCCATAAGACACTTCACTTTGTGACAGTGTGCGTAGAGATCGTTGTCCGACTGGACCTTTGTGGGATCGATGATCTCGAATTCGATCTGGTAAATCTGTTCGTCCTCCGTGTCCGGGTCGTGTTGGTTGTCACCGGTGACGATGGTCATATCGATGGAAAGGTTCTTGCGGATGAAGGACTCGCGATACTTTTGGATCATTCGGGTTGGTTCGGATCCGTCTGGGCACTCGGTCCCGAGCGGCTTCTCGCTGGCGACGGAAAATCGGAGGTCGAATGGGGCGGTGGATGCTGCAGTCCCATCGAATCGGTAGTCTACCTTCTTGATGCCGGTCTTCTGGATCGTCTCACTTTTGTCGGTCTTTGGGTCAAAGGTGTACCGAACGTTGTTGTCGTACGAGTACACTTCGACGTCGGTCACCTTCACCTCTTCCCAGTCGGTGTATTTTTTGAGACCTTTCAGAACCTTTGCAAACACCTCATCGCCAACGTTGGTGTCAAAGCCTTTACTGTGCAGTCTCCCCAACCGAATCTCAAACTCGACGTTCGGGACACTGGTCTGGTAATACTTGAACGTGTCACGGACAGTTGTTTCGAAGAAATGTTCCATATTTAAAATATAGAAAAGTTTATAACTTTTAAACGATCGGATGGTGAAAGGGCTTGTGAACCTCGGCAATACGTGCTACTTCAACAGCGCTTTGCAATGTCTTCTCCAGACACCTCAATTGACCAACTTGATGATTCACAAGAACTATACTGGCGACTGTGAATTCACCAAAGAATATCAACGACTCTCACGCGAAATGTGGACGGTGACGGGCGACGGTGGGTGTCGTCCACTGAACCCTCAAAAACTGCTGACTGTGTTTCAAAAGCTGTTCCCGACCTTCAAAGATGGAAGGCAGCAGGATGTTCAGGAAGTGTACCTCTGTGTACTTGATATACTCTCCAAGTCTTTAGGCAAATTTGTCAAAGATGTGTTCTACAGGCCGACTGTACAAGAGACGATCTGCAAGTCCGGAAAGTCGACCCGGACCGGTGAGACCAATGTTGTTATGTTAGAGTCCAATTCTTCTTCGTCGCCCGACACCGTCCCAGACGTCGGCGATCTGTTCAAAGCGTGTCACGGGGGTGGGTACTCGACAGTAGAGAGTGGGTATGTTGATGACGACGGCGTGTCCCACCACGTAGCTGCGACCCGCGCATTTTTTTTGGACAGTCAGCCGCCGTTGGTGCTGGTGATGACCTTCAAGACGTATCACCAAAAAAAGAAGATCACCTTGACTGACACTTTATTGGATGGACAGTACACACTGTACGCGACCTGCATTCACACCGGGTCAGCGACTGCGGGTGGGCATTACGTTGCGTGTGTCAAACACAAGGACATATGGTATCTCAAAGACGATGGAGCCCCACCCAAGAAGCTTGAACTGTTTCCATTCACGGACTATCACTACCTTTTTTTTTATAAACGTAATTATAAACAATAAAAAATGAACCACTCGAAAAGATTAGTGGCATTCGCAATTTTAGTATTATTCCTCACCGCCCTTTTTTTCGTGTCTAAATATATATACGACACCCCACCGGTGTGGTGGTGTAACATATACAAGACGTCCAATAACTGTCAAAAGGAAGGCGACGAGTGCACTGTCTGCGAAGGCGACGATTGTGAAGGCGGCGCGTCCTTTAAACGCGACAGCGACAAAAAATGCACAATCGTTACGGCGTGCAGCAGCACTGCCAAAAATTCAGACGGTCAGCCTTTGGGCTACAATTTGGTTGGTGGAAAGTGTGTGATGAAGGAGACAAATCCACTAGATGGTTTAACGTTGATAACAGATGACTTCACCGTACCAAGCGAATTATGGCCGGACAGTGACCAAAATATGTTTAAATTAGATCCAGGTCAATATATCGAATCAACTGAAATCGGTACCCCAGCAAATGATGCTAACGAGTGCAACGTGGGGGACGACGAAGCGGATATGCGACCGTGCGATATTGTAGGAATGTATTTAACTGCAGATACGTTTCAGATATATAAAAGAAACGAGGATTCATTTAAACGTATATGGTCATACGACAATAAACAAAAAGAGAATAATAAAGGAGTTTGGTCTTTGAAAATTTACAAAGACACCGGTTGGATGAGATTAGACGGTGCACCTACCACTCGTCAAAACGCTGCGGAATCATTGAGTGATTTTAATGATAGTCAACTGGTCCTTCACAAAGGATCTAACGTAAAGGATGTCGGGTATGAGGGACCGTTTAGCTTAGCCACGGGTAGCATGTGCTCGAATTCACCTCGATTCAGCCCGGAAGCAGAGCAGAGCCTGGGTATATTTTTACTTGGGGACGATAGTAAAAATAAAATAGGGTTAGTCCCTATCGTTCTCGATGTATGTTCAACAGGATTTTGAGTAAGAATTAACTAAAAAACATACACAACCATGGACTGGAAAGACAAATTGAGTTACTACAAGGGTGACAATGGGGTTATTCAGACTAATGTTGACGGACAATCTCAATGGGACCCAAACGATTGTGACAATTATTAAAAAAACTCACTGATTTTGATATCTTCTTTGATATTGACCAGCGTCCGGTAGTAAGTGAACCGGCTGTTTGGGTAGGTCTTGTCTGTACGCACACCGATAAGCTTCCACTTCCCAATCTCAACAAACTGGCACTCGACAATCTTTTCGTCGACGAGGAGGGGGTTCTCCTCACCAACAAGTTCACCTTCACGAAAAAGTTGACCCTTTTCTTGAAGGTACAGTGTCCCGCCGCGAACCAAAAAATCGATCGTGTTTTGTTCAAGTGGTTTCCACTTGAACATCGTGTCGTGGGTCCCGACCTTCACCGGATCATTCGCCGGCGTGAAGACGATCCCGTCCGTCTCATAGTCGAAGTGGGTCCCTTCAACCAACTGCCGCACTTGGGTCTTGGCGTCATAGAATTTTTTGACCGCGACAATGACAGTGTCCTTCTCGAGCCGCATAATTTTACTGACGACTTCGCGATCGGCGACCGTCAGACGATCGATGAGAGTTCCGGTCCGGACGTTGCCGACCCCGCCACCGACACACACCGCGTCGTAGACCATAAACAGTTTCTTGTTGGGTTTGGATTTAGATTGGACCAGTTCGCCGTCGAGCACAGTTCCGCTACCTTCATATGCTTTTTTGGGTAGAGTCAAAGGTAATAGTGTCATATGGAATGCCCTATTAATCAGCACGCACACCTTCTTCCCGTCAAACATCTTGGCCAAAAGGACGTGTCGAACCCCGTCGGTCTTTTCGCAAACGACATACGGTGCACTGGATGATAACAGTTCAAAGTGTCTGCGCTCGATCGATACTGGTTGCGGTCCGGGAAAAAAATTCTTGAAGTTGTGATCCTTGATGGTCTCGATGGTTCCCCACGTGGAATGTAAAAAATGAAGAAGATCCTTTTCTAAAGGCGTATCCTTTTTTACCGTCCAGTCGGCGGCAGTGGAGCGTTCAAGCTGGTCGCGCATAATGAGAATGCGTAAGTAAGTTTATAGTGTAATGTACGTCTGTATGCTTTAGTTAAGAAGTACTCAACGGTACACGTATTTTTTTCCTTCAATTTCGTTGAATGACACCGGACGAGTGGAGGATATTCCCTAAGCACTCGTGTGGGTACACCGTCACCACGTCGGCGGTCGTGAGCGCCACCACCTTCACTTTTCTGGCAATCAGCTTTTCAAAGAGGTCTGAATTTTTGGGCGGTAGCTTGAGTCCTTCCCCTTTGGTACCCTTCATCAACTTGACCACCGGCTTGATGTTCATACACCAACAGACTGGATCGGTTTTGGTCACAGGCTGGATGGGGTCATTACCCGCCGCCGCCACCTCGGTGTCAAAGTGCAATCCTTTTTGATGCAATGGTTCGGAAGACCTTACAGTCTCCGTGAATCGCGACCAATCAATACCTTCGGTGACGCACGGCATAACCATGCAGTGCCCGTCAAACTTGGTCAGCATCTGACGGAGGGTATCGTGGTTGGCGATGGACACCCCATAGTCAAAAAACAAAACACGCTCACCAGTCGAGTCCTTCAGTTTTTTGGTAATGGTGTCCGTGATGGCGAAGCGGTCATCCTTCACAAAACTAATATCCTGAATAATTCCGGCAGTTGCACATAGCTGGTTTAGAATCAGTATACTGTGCAAAGTCCGTACGTGACACGACTTGTTCCTTGTCACGATGATTGTAAAAATCTTGGTCTGTGACATTTATCTACTATTATATAATACAAGACAAACTCCACACCTCTTTAATTTGGACTATAATACCACCGCCAGTCGATCACTCAGCTTCCCATTGAACGGGAGATTTCCAACGTGCCCTAAGGTCGTCGTAATGTCCGCAAAGATTTTACCGTTCATTTTCTGCCATCGTCGACAAAAGGCGTAGTCTTCGGATAGGTACCGTCTGGATTCAGGGTCGATCATACAGTCAAAGAGTGCACAGTACGTGTCAAAATCACGATTCTGGTGGTCGTTGACGCAGTTCAGTTCGGGGTACTCCTTTTCCATTCGAGTGAATACGTCCCGTTTGATCATCATAAACCCTGTCGGGCCGTCCAAGATTTCGATGAACCCGTTTTCGACCGACCGTTTATCGGAACCGATGTTCACGACCAAGGATGACGACACCATCGCCATATCTTTGTTCGTGTCCTCCTGATTCGTCACCGCATCCCGGGCTTGTTCCCAACTGATGTATTTTTTGGGATAACACGCGACTGAAATATCGTGTCCGGACTCTAACAGCCTCAGAACAGACGCCGGGTCGAAATGGACATCGGCATCAATGAACATAAAGTACTCTGCAGTGGATTTTTGCATAAAACGTCCGACCGAGGTGTTTCTGGCGCGGTGGACCAAACTTTCATTCTCGGTGGTGTCGAGCATGAGTTTGTAGCCGTTGTTGTTAAGAAAAATTTGTAGTTGTAGAATTGATATAAAGTATGGCTCCAGGCATACACCGCCGTAGCATGGCGTAGACAGGAATAGGGTACCTTTGATTTCGGGCATATTTTTATATATATATACAAACACTCACTTGTTTTCTAAGTACTTAACAATGAGCGCCTCGATCTTGGACAGCGTCGGAGCCGAAACCACACATTTGATACAAATTTCATTCTTCGAAATGTGTGGTAGGTTGATGTGAATGATTGCGGATGCGATGCTTCCCGGTGTCTTGCCCATCACGTCGACACAGTGCTCTTCAATGTCTTTGCACATATTGATGCATCGGATCTTGATCTTCTTGTCAATCTCGGTGGATGAAAAGGCATTCAGGAGTCGGTGAATCACATCGGATGCTTTGGTGATACCCGATGCCTTCTTCTGTGCCTCGGTTGGTTCGACGGTATCCTTGAACAGTTGGTAAGTCCTGCTGATGTCTCGTGTCGGAATGCCAAAGGAGTCCGCAATCTCTTGGGTCGTCCTCGAGTTCCCAGACATTTTACAGGCAAAAAGGACACAGTTTGCTTTGATACCCAACCGAACCGCGCCACGGGTCAGCTTTTCACCGTTGAACTTTCGGTAGATAATCTTGGCGTCCCGGATAATTCCAGCCGACAGATTTTGACCGGCTGATCCGAACTCAATGTCCTTGTAGGCGTGCCACAGCGCCCGGTCCTTGTGATTCATCGACTGATGAAAGTTAATCTTGGCTGCGCGTTTTGTCGCAGTCGACGAGTTTCGTGTGACTTCGATAGTTGTCCCGACGCCCCACTTTTCGGAAAACAGCTCAAGATCCTTTGACATACCACATCGAGCCTGGTCATTGACTTGTCCGGTGTCTGACACACTACTGATCCACTCAGCCGTGTCAAGCACATAGTAACTTTGAACGACTCCACATTTCGTACACGTTGGCAAATTGTCAACGTTCAAAATCTTGAGTCCACCGCATTTACAGATAAATTCATCACATTTGGTTATATATGTTTTTTGTTCTACTGGTGGTGACTTGTGTATCTCACGAATAGCTTCAAATTGAATCCAAGATTCTTCGACTTCTTCAGCAGTTGCCATCGTTGTTGATTTCGAGTATGAGAGTTCGTTCTAATATTGTATAAAAGAGAGCTTCTACCAGCTTACGAAGGTTATGTACGGGACATCAATTTTTGATTATCCAACTCGAGACGTGCGAGGTACTCGATGCGTTCAATAGTGTCTTTGAAATGTTTAGCACCAGTGGTCGTCGGTTTCCACTTTGACCAGTCCGCGTCAATCTCCGCTGCATCTGATGGGGGTTCACCCATTGTGAGATCAGAGTCGTCAATGAGACTGTCATCGTCGTCGGTATCGTCGTCGGTATCCTCCTCGACGTCATCGTCATCATAAATGTCACTACCCAGATCACTATCGTTGTTAACTTCCTCGTCGTACACAAATTGGTTTGACCCTACTCTAGACACCACACCAATATCGGTAATATCAATGACCCCTTCGTAGTATTCGGTGATACTATTGGTGTCCTGAAGCACAGAAACCGAAGTGTCAAATGAATATACACAGGCTTCGCGGTACACCTTGGATGTTTGGGACAGGTAAGTGACGTATATTATAGATCCTGTACTGTCATTCGCAACCACTTTGGCAAAGCATTCGTCAGTATCATCATCATCATCATCA